TGCATAGTAATAGATTTGTAATTGCAAAACTTCCAAGACAGTCTGGTAAATCTACTACTGTTGTTTCATATATTCTTCATTATATTATGTTTAGCCAAAGTATGAATGTTGCAATTCTTGCCAACAAACAAGCAACTGCAAGAGAAATTCTTAGTAGATTAAAACTTGCATATGAATATCTTCCTAAATGGTTACAACAAGGAATCGTCGAGTGGAATAAAGGATCCATAGAATTAGAAAATGGATCTAAAATTCTTGCTTCAGCAACATCTGCGTCAGCAGTTCGTGGTGGATCGTTTAATATGATATTTTTAGATGAGTTTGCTCACGTTCCTACTGGAATTGCTGAAGAATTCTTTAGTTCAGTATATCCTACTATAACTTCAGGACAAACTACTAAAGTTCTAATGGTATCTACTCCCAACGGGTTAAATATGTTTTATCATTATTGGAGAGGTGCAACAAAGAAATTAGGTGAGGTAGGGAAAAATGAGTATGTTCCAATCGATGTTCATTGGACACAAGTTCCTTTATTCCCTGGCGGGCCTTGTCGAGATGAAAAATGGAAGAAAGAAACCATTGCAAATACCAGTGATCAGCAATTCCAATCAGAATTTGAATGTGACTTTGTAGGATCTCAAAATACATTAATCAGTTCTCATAAATTAAAATCTCTTTCTTGGATAACACCCATTGTTAGAAATAATGAAGGATTATCAATATATAAAGAACCAGAAGAAGGTCATAATTATATTTGTTGTGTTGATACTGCTAGAGGTCAGGGATTAGATTATAGTGCTTTTTGTATAGTTGATATATCAGACCCTCCATATAAACTGGTTGCAAAATATAGAAATAATATCATTTCTCCAATGGTATATCCTACCGTTATTAATAGTTTATGTAGGCAGTATAATAATTCATTTGCATTGATTGAAATTAATGACATTGGTGGTCAAGTTGCAGATGTTCTTCATGAAGATCTAGAATATGAAAATGTTCTTATGTGTACAACAAAAGGGAGAAAGGGACAAACAATTAGTGGTGGGTTTGGAGGTTCTAATGTTAAATTTGGAGTAAGAACTACTCAAGTTGTGAAAAAAATAGGATGTTCAGTATTGAAAAGTCTTATCGAAGAAGATAAATTAATAATCGAAGATATTGATACAGTGAATGAGTTAATAACATTTGTTGCTAAAAGACAATCTTTTGAAGCAGATGATGGTCATAATGATGATTTAGTTATGTGTTTAGTTTTGTTTGCTTGGTTAACACGACAAGATTATTTCAAAGAATTAACAAGTGTTGATACAAGGACGGAAATTTATAAAGATAGGATTCAAGAATTAGAAGAAGAAATGACTCCATTTGGGGTTTTTCCTGAAGATGATGAAGACATTATGGGAGTGTGGGATGGTGAAGATAGGTGGTATGAAAAAAATCCGTAAAGTCAAAAAAGTATAAATAACAAGTGAATAAAGAATAAATTCCACCCGATCCATTGATTTTGATCAATAGAAGACAAGGAGAACAAAATGCCATTTAGTCTTAGTCCAAGTGTCTCTGTTACAGAAAAAGATCTAAGTACAATAATTTCAAATCGATCAACCACACAAGCATGTTTTGTTGGTAGGTTTGAAAAAGGTCCTGTAGATGAAATAGTGAGTATTGACAGCGAACAAAAACTTCATGAAGTTTTTGGAGGACCTGTTTCTGGTGAACGAGGACAAGATTGGTGGGTATGTGCTAATTATTTAAGTTACAGTAATAATTTAAAAATTGTTCGTCTTCCTGAAGGTGATTCACTATATTATAATTCAACACAAGGTGGTCTTACTGCTGCTTTTGTACATCAAATTATGGAAGAGGTTGGAGTAAAGATAACACCATCAGGTCATAGTTTAATTAATAATACAAGAAATCATGGTATAGGTGGGCTGGTGGGAGCAACTGTCTGGGGTTATACTGGTGCATTGATTTATGCAAAGGATCCTGGCACTGAGGGTAATAGTTTAAGACTTGTTGTTCATCCAGCATATACTGATAATCCATATAAAATGACTTCTGCGGGGGCTAGTGGACAATCATTTCCTATCTTTGGTGATGAGGAAAATATGTTTAGTTATCATCCAGTTGCAACTACTAAAGTTTTTGATTCAAATCAATCAGGTATATTAACAGGTGGAGCAACACAGGATGAAGTTCACTTTGCTGTTATTGATCAGACAGGAATTTTAAGTACGCACAATCAGCCTGGTGTTACAGGTACAATTCTTGAGAAGTTTGAAGGTCTTTCTATGTGGAAAGGTGTTATTGATCAGACAGGAAGAAATATATATTATAAAGATTATATTAATGCATATTCGAATTATATTAACATAGAAGAAAATACCAATAGAAGTATTTTCTTCCCTTCAAGATATCAGGAGACTGGAAGTAGTGGTGGTGATCCAACTTGGACTAGAACATCAAGGAATATGCCATATCCACTTGGTTTTGCTTCTGGTTTTTCTGGTGGTTCTGATAATGGTACAGATAGACGAAGAAGGGGTGTTACTGCTGCTCCGTTTGCGTACAATGCAGAATTTGTTAATGGAGCGCAGGCTGGAGGTACATCAGCATATGATGGTAAGGGATCTAACTCAAATATGACAATTGCAGGAAATCCAAATGTTAATGCAATTAAGTCCATGTATCGTAAACACTTTAGAGATCCTGAAAAAATTGATATTGATATAATTTTGGGAGGTGGAGCAGAAGGTACAGTTGCAAAAGAATTGATTAGTATTGCAGAATTCCGTAAAGATTGTATTGTATTTCTTTCACCACCAGCATCACCTGCTGGAACAGAATATGAAGATATTTCAAATGTAAGTGATCTTACGGGATTTACTGGGCCTCAATCAACTATTGACTATGTAAATGCTCAGAATTTTAATAGTTCATATGCGTTTATGGATGATGGCTGGAAATATCAATATGACAGTTATAATGATATGCTCCGTTGGATTCCTTTGAATGGAGATATTGCAGGTATTGTTTCAAGAGCAGAATTTACTAATCCATATAATTCACCCGCAGGATTATCAAGAGGACGTATTCAAGGTGTTGTTAAACTTTCATCTAATCTAACTACTTTAGATAAAGATAGACTATATGCCAGTAGTATTAATCCTACTTCTTCCATACCAGGCGAAGGTGCGGTTCTTTGGGGAGATAAAACCCTAAACAGAAGAGCAACTGATTTGGATAGAATTCATATTAGAAGATTACTTATTACTCTAGAAAAAGCAATTGCTACTTCTGCTAAATATCAGTTGTTTGAAATTAATGATGCTTGGGCTCGTAGGTCATTTATATCAACAATTACTCCATTCCTTCGAAGTATTAAGTCACAAGGAGGTATTGTAGATTATCAGATTGTGTGTGATGAAACAAACAATAATTCAAGTGTTGTTGCAGATGGTAGATTTGTTGCAGATATCTTTATCAAACCTACAAGTACTACTCAATATGTCGGTCTTAATTTTAGTTCTTTGAGGTCATCTGCGACATTTAATGAAAGTATTGTATAATTGATTGTAAAAATTATTATAAATAATATAGAAAGGAAACATTAAATGCCACATGGAAATGATCAAGGCACAGCGCCTCATTCAATAAGCAGATTTTCTCAAGCATTTGGCCAAGGTCAAAGAGCAACTTTATTTGAAGTTGAAGGTGCGATCCCTGGCGGCCAGGATCACTTCGGGGGCGCCAAATTGTTTTTCATAAAAGCAGCACAATTCCCTGCTTCAACTATTGGATTTATAGAGGTTCCATTTAAGGGCCGTAAGATAAAAAGACTTGGCGATAGAACTTTTGCTGACCGGACATTGACGGTTTTACAAGACGAAGAGAACTTTATTCGTGAAGATTTTGTTTCTTGGATGAATGCTATTAATGATCACGATTTCATATTGGGTGCCGCGTCGGCGGGGCTCTTTCCAGACTGGAATATTCGCGCATTGAAACAAGATGGTACTATACCCGCGAATCAAAATATTCTGGGTGTTCGGTTGATAAGTTGTTTCCCATCGGAAGTTGGAACCCTTGAATTTAATTATGAAACTGTAGATACTTTTGTTGAATTTACTGTTACTATGCAGTATGATTATTGGATGTCTATTGGATCTGCGGCGGACCCGCCTGGTGCTGGTGCAAGACCCGTCACCACCACAGGCACCAGTCCTCGACAAGCAGGAGGGCCGGCAGGTGGAGGTGGCCATCAAGGGCCTGGTGTTGGACCATATGGTGGGTGAATGTATATTAATTATTATGAAAGGTTTATGTCATGCCTATTGAATTCTTTGGTTTTACAATAGGTAAAAAGGGAAAACAATCCCCGCAACCTATTGATACAACCGATATAGATAAAAATAAAAGAATGTCTTTTGTTGCTCCTGATGATTATGATGGAACTATTGAAATCGAAGCAGGTGGTGTTTTTGGACACTACGTTGATTTCAACGAAGATCTAAAAAACGAAATAGATTTAATAAACAGATATAGATCTATGTCATTATTTCCAGAAGTAGATATGGCTATTTCTGATATTGTAAATGATTCTATTGTAATGGATGAAGATAAGAAACCTGTTGAAATACTATTGGATAAAGTTGATGTTTCTGAAAGCATCAAGAATAAAATAGAAGAAGAGTTTGAAAGTATAATTTCTCTTTTAAATTTTAATAACAAGGGATATGATTTATTTCGTAGATGGTATATCGATAGCAAATTATTCTTTCACATTATAATAGATGATAATAATCCTAAACAGGGAATAAAAGAGTTAAGACCAATTGATCCTGTTAAAATTCAAAAAGTTCGAAAAGTAGAAAAAGAACAAGTAAGAAAGGGAAATATTACTGTCCCTATTGTTAAAAGTGTAGAAGAGTTTTACATATACAAAGAAACAGATAGAAATTCTCTCACACCAACACCAACAGTTGGACTTCAAATTGCTCCAGATTCTATTGTATATGTTCATTCTGGGCAAATTGAAACTGGAGCAAAAAGAGTTGTTGGATATTTACAAAAAGCAATTCGTCCTCTAAATATGCTTCGTCAAATAGAAGATGCTGTAGTTATATACAGAATGTCAAGAGCGCCAGAGAGAAGAGTATTTTATATTGATGTTGGTAATCTTCCGAAACAAAAGGCAGAGCAATATCTTAAAGGTATCATGAATAGATATCGACATAAAATTACATATAATCAAAGTACAGGTGAGATTGAAGATGACCGTCGCCATATGTCAATGCTAGAAGATTTCTGGCTGCCACGAAGAGAAGGTGGTAGAGGAACAGAAATTACTACTTTAGAGGGTGGAATGAATTTGGGAGAGATGGAAGATGTAGACTACTTCTCAAAGAAATTATATCGTGCATTGAATGTTCCAGTTTCACGACTTGATGCAGAAAATGGTTTTAATATGGGTCGTTCTGCTGAAATTACAAGAGATGAAGTTAAGTTTTTCAGGTTTATTGATCGATTAAGACAAAGATTTTCAGAACTTTTCCTTCAGTCATTAAGGGCTCAGGTTATTCTTCGTGGAATTATGAAGCAAGAAGATTGGAATAAAATCTATCAAAAAATATCATTTAGATATAAAACAGAATCATATTTCCATGAATTAAAGGAAACTGAAATTCTTAAAGAAAGAACAGAGATGCTTAGAGATTTAGATGAATATGTTGGAAAATATTATTCAATTGAATGGATAAGAAAACAAGTTCTGAAACAAACAGATGAAGATATAGCAGATATGGATTCTCAGATTAAAAAGGAAAAAGAAGAAGATCAAATAGAAAATGGAGAAGAAGAAGGAGAAGAAGAAGATGAATACTAACGATAATATAAGGGATATGTTAAATAAAACTCTTGATAATAATATTGATGGGTTTAAAGCCTCTTTTGATAAAGAAATGTCTGATAGAGTAGCAGAAAAACTTGCTGTAAAACATGTAGATATTACAACCGATATTTTAAACAAAGAAGAAGACAGTAATACTGAATAATTATAAATAGTCTTGCTTTTTAAAATATACTAAATAATATTGTAAATAGGAGAATTACATGCTTGGTCACGAAATATTAGATCTTGTAAAAGAAGGAAAAACGGTTGCTGCTAGAAAGTTAACCCATGATTTATTAGATGCAAAGTTAAGTGAACTTTTAACAGACAAATATGATGAAATTGCACCTACTGTGTTTGGTGAAGCAAAGAAAAAAGCACCCGTAACAGATAAAGAAGATGATGGTACTGGAATGGATCCTGTGGGAAAGGGTGACAGTGATATAGATAATGATGGCGATTCTGATAGTTCTGACAGATATCTAAAGAATCGAAGAAAGAAAATCACTAAAGCAATTAAAGCAGTTAAGAATGAAGTTCATAATGATGATGAAGACGATGATGATGATGAAGATGAAGACGATGATGATGTTGATGAAGCATTTGGAGCCAGAATACCAGCATCACAAAGAATGCAATATGGAATGAAATCAACTGAATTTTCTTCAAAAAATCCAGAACAAAAGTCTATGATTAAACAAAAATATTACGCAGATAAAAAAGATCAGGCTCGTGACGATGAAGCAGAGAGAAGAGAAAAAGAGAGAGAAACAGCAGCAAAATCAGGCCAAAGGGGAGTTAGAGCAAAAAGGGAGAGAGAACGAGTATGAAACTTATTACCGAAATGACTGAAGATGTTCAAGTTCTTACTGAAGTAAATGAAAAGACTGGTGAGAAGAATTATTACATTGAAGGTGTATTCATGCAATCCAACATAAAGAATAGAAATGGTAGAGTATATCCCAAGGATATTCTTATGAATGAAGTTGCACGATATAATAAGGAATATGTTGTAAAAAATAGAGCAATGGGTGAGTTAAACCATCCACAAGGACCAACTGTAAATCTTGATCGTGTATCTCATATTATTAAAGAACTTCATAGTGATGGTAATAATGTAAACGGAAAAGCAAAGATTATGGATACTCCTATGGGTAAGATTGCAAAAAATCTTATAGATGAGGGTGCAAAACTTGGTGTATCTTCTAGGGGTATGGGTTCTTTAAAGCAAAATAAAAGTGGAATTAATGAAGTTCAAAAGGATTTTATGCTTGCTGCTGTAGATATTGTTGCAGATCCTTCTGCGCCAGGAGCATTTGTGAATGGTATTATGGAAGGCGCTGAATGGATTTGGGATAATGGTATTTTACGAGAAAAAGAAATTCATGAATATAAAAAAGCAATAGAAGAAACAAATCTAAAAGAATTAGAAGAAAAAGCAATATATACTTTTATGGATTTTATGTCAAAACTTTAATAAATATAAATAAAATGAGTTATATTTTAATTGCCTAAAGG